GGGCGCCAGTATCTCCCACACCGGGTCCTTAAAGGGGACCGAGCTATTCCGTGAGTATTACCGTTGAGTTTTACAATTCGTGCTGGAAGGCGTAATACCTTTCATCACTAAACACTTCGGGTCCCGTGTCTAGGATGAGGCGGTCACACAACTGATCCATATCGTAGAGGCCGAGATCGTACTTGGCCATGACGACCTCCAAAAATTCATCATCTGACAAGACTACGGGGTCAGAGAGGATCGCGTGTTGAAGGTCATTAACTGAACTGACCTCTTGGCGGCTAAACCAAGTTAAATCTGTCAAACGCAACTCGCTCACAGAGACCCCACAGGATGAAAACCGGCGGAGGAACTTGTCACGGAGGTAACGGACGTGGCGAAATTCGTAGGCATATGAAAGGGACTTGCCGGCCATATACGCCGCATCTGAAAGGTCTTGATTGCGATTGGCTCTAGCGTTAAAACGGCAAAGAGCTTTACCTATCAGTGGGATCATACAATTAACTTGTCCCCATGGCACGAAAAAGCGGGACAGAAACGTCAGATCACAGTAGAAGCGCCGTTCAGACGCCTTAAGCGTCATGCCCGCGCGCAAACAGTGTTCCGTCCACTTTTTAACATCAATTCCGTGTTCACCAGTACCTGCTGCTATATCGTCCCCTAGCACTGTTACCTTAGTACCAAAAATGTGATTCATAACGCAAAAAGAATACCAAAGGCAGAGGTTCCAAACAGAGTTGCGTCCTGTGGTATCAGTCCGCCCGGTGGCCAACTGGTTCTGTATGACAGCGGAAATACCATAATCATAGGAAACAACTCGAAAAGAAAGGCTATTCATTTTGTAAAATTTGATAAACCAAGATGGGCCTCCACTCTTACTCAACCAATGTGCAAATATCGACGTTACATCCGACAGTTGGCTCTTGTCGTTGGCTGTGAAATCACCTTCGAAGTAACGGGGTTTTCCTGCGAGAAAATCTGCCAGTTCCGTGTCCTTCTTAGCGTAAGCCATACGCACCTCAACTCTGTCGTTGTCGAACTCGTCTAACGCGTGGACTAGTCTTTTGTTGAACTCATCCATGATAGGCCCCGCAAGAACATTATATTCATCGGAGCCAACATATATCACACGCGGCGCCCAGGACGGATCATTTCGTTTTAAGAGTACTTCACCTTTAACCATTATTTGACTTGTGTTTAAGGTGCGAAAGTTCACGTCGTGCATTCTCCCGAGGGCAGCCGCCATGCGGGCCTGCTTCTCGGGGTCGAACTTGGAGACCCAACGGTCGTAGATGTCTTGCGTCCAGTCGAACTTTTGTGAATGCGGGAAAACGAGGCTGGCAAGCTTCTTGGCCAGCTTCACTATTGGGGGGTAAACTCGATCATCGGAATGAAAGTTACAGCGTTTGTTAAAGGCTGCCAGCATGCTTGACATATCATTCCCGGTGACCACCGGAACTTGTTGAGACAGTACCGGGCCCAAGAGATCCACAGGTGCCAGCGCAGGACGATCAGTTCTTGGAGCTTCGTCGAGTCTGAACGGCACCTGTGGGACAAAATCACGCTCAGGTACGAGGCGGAGGCGGGGTTCCCCATTGTGGTAATGGTCACCGAAGTCAACAGGAGCTTCGATTAGATGGGGAACCGCCTCCGACCTCCGCCTGTGGGAATGTCGTTTCTTAGGCAGTTTG